AATCAGGGTGGCTTCTGAACGAAGCTTACCCTGATTTTTTTTACTTTTCATTGTCATCATTTAATATATATTTTGCATCTTCAACTTGACTACCATACTCTTCCAACTCTTTGACCCTAGTATGGAGATACTCTAATACATTCTTTCGTTGAACACGATTATAACTACCTAAATTTTCATTGAGGTACTCAAGTTCCATCTCTAGTTCTTGTCGATGATTTAAGATATCTTCTGTATCAACCATTCTTCTCTCCTAATTCTTTTATTCTAATGTATGCAGTCTGAAGCTGTTTCTGCAACAGGTACACATTCTCTTTAAGAGTTTTAATAAGTTCTATCTCTAGTTCTTTTTCAATCTTATTCTTTTCTGTGTGCATCTTTATGCATCGAATCAATTTGAATGTAAGTCAAACCATCAATCATATCTTTAAGAGATTTATTACCATATTTACCAAGTCGATCAAAGACAACCTTTGGAAGTCTTGCCATCACAACACACTTCAGAGCATCGTTAAGTGATCCATGAGCATATACCTTACCACTTGAGGATACCCAGTAACCCTCTTCAGTATACATACCGTTCTCTAACTGGCATGTCTTGGGCCACTCTACGACACCTGCACTTGCTAACACTGGCATTATAACAATACTACCTACAGTAAATACACCTACGCTTAATGCTAGAATTAAATACTTTTTCATAATTATTTCTCCTTAATTAATTAATTATATCTACGACTTCACATACATCTCCTGTGCAATTTAATGTTTGACCACCAAGAGTTGTATCTCCTTTTTCGTATTCAGCTAAGTCTTGCCAGTTAATTTCTTTAGGCATACTACTTAGCAATTCACTATATTTTTCTTTTGTTATATCCTGATATGGAGCTTGCTTGTATGAATGCTCTGTCATAGGTAAGAAACTTATACCAGACATAACATTAAAGTTATTATAAACAAAGTTAGCAACTTGTAACCATTCATTTTCCTTAACACTTACAGTTATAGAAGGTTTGTGTTCACACCAATGTTCTGCATATATTTTCCATAATTCTAAATGTTGTATGGCTGACATAGTATGACGTGTAATAGCATTCTCAGGAGAGTGCATTGGAAATGAAAATACAGCAGTAGCATTAGGCTTATCTAATGAATCTTCATAAGGAAATCCAGATTTAATCATAAATTTAGTTAGTGGATCTTTCTTATCAGCCCGTACCGTTCTAATATAGTATTCATTATGCCTTGGATGAATACCACTAGCTGCATCAACAAGTTGGCTTACTGTACCTGAAGGTTTTACACATGTAATAGCCGTCGATGCTTCAATACCTAATTTGTCTGCCCAATCTTTATTAACAGATACTGAATGTAATCTGAGATGAGATAAGAGAGCAGAAAGATTTTCTTTGGTAGTATTAGATAACATTGCATTATCAAGTATACCAGTTAACGATACCCCAAGCAACCTTTCTTCTTCTGTATTCCTTGTCCATTGTCTTCCAATACCTTTGAAGCTAGTAAAGGTGGACTGTATAGTACCAAGGATCGTTGCCATCTCTACCTTCTCTCTAAGAGTCTCAGGAGTATCTGTAGCTCTCACAACAACCTCTGATAGATTACAGAACTGTTTAGGTCTAAGGATAATCTCACAACAAGGATTAGTTCCATAGTCTATAGAGGGATCTCGTCTTTCATACTTGGAAGCTTGTGCTTGTGCTGCCTTACGATTAAAAATACCTCTTTCTCCTGACTTACTTTCATATAGAGCAGTCCATTCTCTCATAAAAGTTCCTATGTCAGGAAGATGTTCAGTATAACATACACTATTGTTTGATAGTGCTCTCTGAGGTTCTAAGTCCCACCAATTACCACTCTTGCAGTGTCTCATACGATCATCACTTAGGTTGCTCAATGATATAAGGGCTGATCTACGAACACCACCCACTACTACTACATCTGCAATCTTGCACATAAGATCATGACATTCGAGACTATTTAATTTCCTGCCCAAAGATTTCTTAAATATATTAACTGTGAATCTAAATAGTTCATCCAATGGTGCAGGTCCACTTGAACGACCACCAAAAGTTTTTAGTCTAGCTCCTGCTGGGCGTAGTCTAGATAAATCCCACTTAGGAACCATCCCTGCATAAAGAAGATTAATAAGTTCTTTATACCCTCTATGCCAACCTTCTTTACTATCTTGTACAATTATAGTCGTTTCACTATCCTCAAACTCTTCAGGAACTCTTGGAAGTTGATTAACATACTGACGTTCTACAGAGAATCCTACTCCTGTTCCATGCATAAGGATATACAGACATTCATCAAACGACCTTGGACTATCAACAGGAAGATAGGAACAGTTATAAGCAGCAATATGATTCTTTTCCAGAGCAGGACCAGCGGTCATCAGTGCTCTCATGGAAGGCATGACATCCATATTAGCGATAGAATCAGTAAGCTTTTTAGTGATATCTTCTGATATTACAACATTATAATTGTCTTTGATATATGTTACATAGAAAGATATTAAACGATTAACAGTCTCATACCAAGTTTCTCTACGTTGTAAATTTTCTTGCCATCTAGAGTATCTAGATTGATGGATAAAACTTTGGTAATCATTTAGTATCATCTAAATTAAGCTCCGTCTGTGAATCTTCATTTTGCTTTACCTCTATCATTATTCTTGATATTAAAGGATTAACTTCCTTAAAGGATTTGTTGGATAGATAATTCAGTATATCATTTATAAGTTCTGTTGTCAAACATACTTTCATTTTAATTTCCTTCTTTAACCTGTATTTTCAGCATAAAATCGTCTCCTAATATCTTCAACATTTTTGTTCCATGTAGTTACTTTCTTTTCTTCTTGGGTTTCAATTTTTTTCCATGCAGTTACATTGGCAGATACAGAACGTCTCTCTCCTTCTCCTGAAAAAGGATACACCATGTGCTGTAACCAAGAAGGAAAGACATACATATCTCCTACTCTAGGTTTAATAAGAATAGAAGAAGGTGGTGTTAATCTTTCATAATCAAGTTGACTGTCTTTACCATAATTAAAAACAAGATGTCCATCCTGAACTCCAGATGCATCAAACAACGGAGAAGATACATCTGTATCTAAAATTTGTTTAGGTACTTTTAAGTAAAGGATACAGGACAATCCCATAATAGAGGGGACTCCATGATCATGGAGAGGATTATAATCTCCTTCATAAGCATGAACAGACCACATTTCATATATACTTAACTGTCTTTCTTGCATAAGTTTTTGATTGTGTCGTTGAGAAAACGATTCAATATATTGTTTTGAACACATACAAACAACAGAAGCAAATTCTTTTATTTCTGGATGTTCATGATCAATAACTAATTGTTCTCCCCTACGTATTTGTCCTACAAGAGTTTTAGCTTGTGATTGTCTAGTATCATCCTGTAATAAAGTATCTAGATATTTATTAATATCTTCAACAACATCCCAAGGAACTTTTGATTTCATTAACCATACAGCAGGAAGAGGTATAATAGCTCCTTTCATTTTTCTTTCCAAAACCACTACACCAAATCCTGTAGATCAGGTTCTTTATATAAATTAGATTTCATAATTTTTCCGTCCTCCCTGAAGATAGGATCTCCATTCTTATTTAACTTAGACATATTAGAAGAATGAACTCTGTTAAAAGCTACATCAAAATTCCATCCATATGTATCTGCAAAACCTACACAAACATAAACAAGATCACAAAGTTCTTTAAGAATATTTTCTTTATTTTTCTTTGTATCTATTGCAGAAATAAGTTCTTTAAATTCTTCTTTTATTAATTGTATTCTTAAATTTTTTGTTTTATCCAAACCAATCTGTAAATATTGTTGGTTAACTGGATGATTAAAAGAAGTATGAAATTTTCTTAATTTTGTTTGTAGAGTTTCATGTTTCATATTTGTCATCACCTATCTTTTTCTTATCTATAAATCTGGATGAACTGGTTGCACATAAGATTTTAACTTCTCTAATTCTTTTATCAATCTTGATAGATACCATTCAGCTTTATAAAGATCATCGATAGGTTCTTTTTTATATGGATATCTGGATATATATTTTATTATATTTCCTTTTAAGTAACCTTCAAATTCTTTATCAGAAACTGAACTCTTTATCAAATCAATAGTTTCTATAGACCCTTGATTGTAATGAAAAGGTTTTTGTATCTTATTAAATTCTTCCATTTATATTATGTATTATCTTTGGTATTAAGTGGTGTGAATTCAATTACATTGTCTCCTAAATTCTTAGGGAAAGAAGTTCTATTTTGTTTATTAACACAAAAATCATACTCACCTGATTTACGTATAGAGTCTAAATAATCTTCATCGTTTAAGAAAGATAACACACCATACC